ATTGCCCCGGGCGCATCCGATATGGTTGAAGACCTTATGCGCGAGGCTGTCGCGTGGCTCCAGTCCACGCCAGCGGGAGTCTGCCTCTCCTCAAGGCATGAGCCAACCCACTTTCGATCCTTCTTATGGCTGCAATCAACAATAATTCGGTTTTAGCCAACAATAACTCGGACGTGGCACAAAAGCTTAATGTCTTGGTGCAATTTGTAAACTCACTACAAGCGGCGTCGACACGAACAGAAGACCCTGAAGTTTTACCCATTGGGACGAAGACAACTTTCAGGGCACACTACGATGGTGCAGTGGTGTCATTTTTGCGGAACGGGCTTGGTGTTTTTGCCCCTAAAGGAGTTGAGCAGCCGGAGGACTGCGTCATCTCAAACACTATAACAGTTTATGACAAAGCTGGGGTTAAGCGTGTTATCGACACGAAAGCATTGACGGGTGCAACAAAGAAGTCCCGTTTCACTAAATCCCAGCGTCTGGTCCAATGGTACCTGCTCGGCCCAGAGCCTGACTTGCATGTTCAAAACGATCCCAATTGCCGTTGTTGCCGATGTCGCGACAATCGAGCTACGGTCGTCATGTCTCAGTCTCTTAGGCGCAGGGACCCGCAGTACTGTACGTGGGTGCGTCAGGAAACCTGCTTCTATGGTTTGTTTAAGTACAAGCCGGTGATGATGGTAATTCCGAGTGCCACGGCCATGGAGATATGCGGGTTGATGTTCGACGCGTACTGCCTGAAGGGGTGGGACGAGTCAACCTTTCTGCTGCAATGGGAACGGTTGAGTGGAGTTGTTAATAACAGCTACACGTTGGACATCGCGGAAAAGACCTATACGCGATTGCTGGTGAGGGACCTCTGTCAGGCGAAGTTTCAGAGGTTGTCGGCAGTCGTGAACATGTCAAAAAACTGACAACCCCCAAAACGCGTCACATCAGGGTTTACAAAGGATATAAGGTATTGGACAAGCTAGACAGGCTTTGCCCAGTGCCGAATGAAGTTCGCGCTGATTTTAGGTTCAGTGCGTTTCCTGGCAAGGAGAAGAGAGATTTCCTAGCTGTGAGCCTTGGTGTGCACGTGGAGGGGGCGCTTCTCCCGTCACCAAATCCGATCGACTTGTACAACCAACAGTGCGCTGTGATAAAGCGCGTTGGGATTGAGTTGCCTATTCCTGAACCTGGTTTAATACGGAGCATCCGAAGTTTTACTAGGGCTTGGCTGAGGCATCACTTAATTCCACTCTCGGTAGACTGTAAGGTTGGGTTCGAACACTGGATTGAGGAGGAGCGTTATCCTGAGTCACGTAAGCAGCAGATTCGTACAGCTTGGGGCTTGTGCTGTCAAGGGCGCGCAATCACACGGCGTCATTACAAGTGCAGCTCATTTATCAAGCGAGAGACATACCCAGAGTTCAAATATCCTCGATCGATTAATTCCCGGTCCGATGCCTTTAAAGGGTTGACTGGAGGGTTCTTCAAGCAAGTTGAAGAACAACTATATAAAAATAAACATTTCGTGAAGAAAGTTGCGGTTGCTGACAGGCCGGCATATATTGCGAGCCT